GTACCTACTAATGCTGTTATTTTGCCATCTAGATACCAAGCTAAAGCAGCTATAGGTCAAAAAATGGAACAAGAAGGATTTGGTCCTGATGCAGAAGTTCCAGAACCTGATATTCCTGAAGTAAGAGTTGAAAAAGTAGATTTTCAATATCTTATAATGAAGAAGCAAATAGATATGGTAAAAATAATGATTACAAGAATAAAACAATGTATCATTATGGGAGAGACTTTATTATATTCAAGAATACTTCCTATAGAAGATTACCCAATAGTGCCTTTATGTAACTTACATACTCGTACTCCATATCCAACATCTGATGTTAGAATGGTAAAAGGATTACAAGAATATATAAATAAAACACGTTCTTTAATAATAGCTCATGCTACTACAAGTACTAATACAAAAATATTAGTTCCTGAAGGTAGTGTGGATATGAAAGAGTTTGAAGAAAAATGGGCACAACCTGGTGTAGCTATACCATATGACCCAACAGATGGCCCTCCAGTTGCTGTACAACCTAGTCCATTACCTAATGAACTTTATTCAAATGAACAGTCTGCTAAAACAGATATTGACCATCAATTAGGTTTATATGAATTAATGCAAGGAAGTGCTGGTGCAGCTCCAGAAACATATAAAGCAACCATTGCTTTAGATGAGTTTGGACAAAGGAGAATAAAATCGAAATTAGCTGATATAGAAGCAGCCTTATGTAGAGTCGGAGAAGTTGCTGTACCTTTAATGCAGCAGTTATATAATAGTCAAAAAATAATTAGAATAGTTCAACCAAACAATTCTATAAATGAATACGTTATTAACCAGAAATTAGTTGATGACAAAACTGGTGAGATACAAGTTATTAACGATATAACAGTAGGAAAGTATGACATATCAGTTGTAAGTGGTGGTACTTTACCTACTAATAGATATGCAGAATTAGAATTTTATATGGATGCTTATGCTAAAGGACTTATTGATAAACAAGAAGTTCTTAAGAAAACAGAAGTATTCGATATGGAAGGGGTACTCCAAAGAACGAGTACAATTGGTCAATTACAATCGCAATTAAAATCTGCCCAGCAACAAATCAAAAAACTTGAGGGCGACTTGCAAACTAGAGATAGGGAAGCAGTCAATCTTAGGAAAAGAGTTGAAGTTGAGAAGTTTAAAACAGAACTCGATAAGATTTCTAATAAATCTCAATCAGCTGGTACCTTATTTGAAAAACGATTGGATGACAATCTAGCTACAGTTAAGCGTCAGATTTCTGATGCGGCTAAAGGAACTGGTTCACCCTCTAGTAGCAAAGAGGCAACCAAAAAGAAAAAAGGTAAAAAATAATGGCACAAGACGAACAAAATGTGGACACCCCTGAACAACAGGGCTCCAACTTATCAGTTGAAGAGGCTTTCTTTTCTAATAATGATGAAGGTTCAACAACACAAACACAAGAAACTACAGATGTAGTTCAAGGTGTTGTAAATGAGGATGTTAGCACTCCTGCTGAAGCCCCCAATCAAGGTAATGACGAAAGACGTTACCAATATTGGCAGTCTGAAGCAGATAAACAAAAAAATGAGAACGAAGCTTTAAAACAACAGCTTCAACAAACTCAAGCTATGCAAGCTCAGATGTTTCAACAACAGCAGGCTAATCAACAACAAGCCCCTGTAAGCGAACCACAAGCTGAACAGTTCCCTCTACCTCCTGAAAGACCAGCAAAGCCAGCGGGATTTAACAGAGGCGAAGCCTTTGATGACCCGAATAGTCCGAGTGCAAGATACTTAGATGAAGTTGAAGCTTGGCGTGATAACATGGCAGAATATACACAGTTAAAAAC